AAGAAGAAGTCTCATTCGATACGCTTGAGACAGCGCGTTCTCAGGGAAAGGCTAACGCGGAGTTCAATGCGCAAGTGTTCCGCGCAGCCGCTCCGCAGTATGCGAACACCGCGATCATTGCGCAGACCGATTCGAGCATGACGCCGGAGTGCCCACAGGGCGACGGATGGGCAAGCGTGAAACTGGTGGACAAGGAGAACCCTGCTCAGAAGGTTGGCTTGAAATGCTCCACCGTCTCTGGATCGGTTGGCTGTCTGCTCGATACCGATTTTCAGACTAAGTCCTACGCGGGAGACGATGGCCGATGCCGGCCCACCAGCAAGACCCCCTTCCCTCTGCCCAAGATAGCGAAGTGATCGCCATCGACATCCTCATTGTCTCCGGCCTGATCCTGATTGGATGGATCGCATTCAAGGCTGGATCGAAGTTCGGCAAACACCGTAAAAACAAGGAGTAATATGGCGACTATACCTAAAGATGTCTCAGCTGTCTCAGAGCGTATTTACGCATACTACGAAAAGCAAAACGAGGGCTCTGGATACCTCACCCGCATCGGGGCTTCCGGTATCGGTGACGAGTGTGTACGCTCTATCTGGTACGACTGGCGCGGTGCGTATGAAGGAGTTTTCAGCGGTCGCTTACTACGCCTGTTCAAGACTGGACATCTACAAGAAGAGCGAGTCCTGGACGACCTCAAGAATGCCGGCTTTGAGGTTTGGCCTTTCGACGAGGATGGCAAACAGTGGACGTATACGGCCGCACGCGGTCACGCTGTAGCAAAGCTGGACGGAGTGATCAAAGGTGTTCCCGGCGCAGAAAAGACCCCTCACACCCTCGAGATCAAGTCGTCCAATGTGAAGGGTTTCAAAGAGATCACTAGCAAGGGATGCAAAGTCGCCAAGCCGCAGCATTACTACCAGATTCAGATGGGGTTGTGGTTGACCGGCTTGTCAGACGCGCTCTATGTCGTGATCTGCAAAGACGATGAGGCTTACTATACTGAGCGCATCAAGAAAGAAGACCTTGCTATTCGTGAGATTGAGTCTAAACTGGAGCAGCTAGTCAACGATTCAATGATCCCGCTGCGTATTGCCGAGAAAGAAGGTGATTGGCGGTGCAAGTTCTGCGACGCGAAGGGTATCTGCTGGAACGGTGAGCAACCCAAGCAAACCTGCCGCATGTGCGCTCACTCAGTCGTCATGGACGATGGTAAGTGGGGCTGTATGCTCTTGAAAACTGAGCGTACCGGCGCAGAGCAGCTCGCTGGATGCGATCTGTGGGTGAAGTATGAGTAAAGTCTTCATCGGTATTGATCCGGGACTGACTGGAGCGGTCGCCTTCCTCGGTGAGGACGGTGATTTCTTGCTCTGGGATACCGTAACGATACTGAAAGGAAGTGGCTCTGTGAAGTCAGAGGTGAACGCCTCTGCCCTCTATCAGCATCTCATGAAGGTTAGCCAGCAGACTGCGGTTGCGGTGCTAGAGCGGGTAAACTCGATGCCCGGACAGGCCGCATCTAGCACTTTCAGTCTTGGTGATTCGTTCGGCACCGCTCGGGCCTGCCTAGCGTGCGCCGGCATACCGACTACCTACGTCACGCCGCAAACGTGGAAGAAGCATTTCAAATTGACCAGCGACAAAGAGGAGGCGAGGGCTCTAGCGATAAAGCTCTATCCTACTGCTGAGTTGCATCTTAAGAAGCATGTAGATAGAGCAGAGGCTCTATTGATGGCTACCTACTGTAAACAGATAACGGAGAAATAATCATGACTCGTCCATTCACACCTGAATCCGCCGCCCTCGCTCGCGAAGCGTCTGAGATGCAAAAGTCAATCTACAAGAAAGACTTCCTTGAGGAAGACCGTTGGAAAGAGCTCGCGAAAGAAGCCGGTATTACCCTACCTTTCTTCTTCGCACGCCCATCGGATTCTGCAATCAAGTCCGCGCTTCGCCGACTCAATCTTTCTTGGAATCTGTATCTAGAGGCGTACGGTTGGGAAGATGCTGCGCACTTTGAGCGACTCAATCCTAACTGGAGCATGCGGCCGCTGACCGGTCTCATTCTTGAACTGTGGGATGAGAAGCGCCGGTTGCTTGAGTCGTGCAGTAACGGCTCGCTCGGCCGTGGTGCGGCTCCCGGTGCGGCAAAGCCCAAAAAGGAAAAGATGCCCCGAGGAGTGGCCAAGGCGAAGCGTAAGCCGATAGCGTTTGCCAATCAAAGTCAAGACGCTAATAATTAAATCAAATTAGCGTAGTGATAAAGTTCTGACTTATAGTTTCGCTGTAACGAATAACTCACGAAAGGTAAATTATGGCTACTTACACTATCCGCCGACGTATGCTGCTAGTCTACAACAATGACCCTCAGCGCCGTTGCTACAACGGCTGTCACTTCAGCACCGCCAAAGAATGGGGTGCTTGGTCTTCGTTTGAGTCAGGTGTACCAGTTGAGAAAGTAGAACACAAGCTTACGTTCTGGCGTGAGCTCAATGACTACGCCGTTAGTCAGCGCGGAGAAGACAATACAAAGTGTGAATACGAAGCTGTGGAGGAGTCAGTATGAGCCCCTTCATCCTTGAGCAACTGTATCGCGATCTAGGTAGCCCTCGCTGGTTCTGGCCGGCGATCATGATCGTTATCTTTTTGCTCCTGGTACTCGCTGGGAGCCTGACAGCGTGACTAAGTTTCTCAACTTTCTATGGGCGCTGATCAGCCTCGCACTTGCGTTATCACTGATCATTGTGTTGAGCGCGTCAGCGGGTTATGTTTCAACTAAGATTGAGCGCGAAGCTCGGTGTATCAATAGCGCTTGCGTTGATCCATGTAAGCCGAACGGTCGCTTTATTCGTCATGCGGGGTGCTTGAAATGAAATCATGTTGCGGCGAGACAAAACTGAATGGCGCGTTCAGCCGCCCTGGCTACAACAAGAAGCCGGTGAGCCACTGCAAGGAGTGCGGCGTGTGGCTGCGCCTGCTGCGTCAGGTGTTCGGAGAGACACGCGACTGGGAAAAGAACCGTGAGCGCGCTGCGGCTCGCAGCCGTGAGCTGGGGGTGAAGGCATGACCCATTGCGACTTCCTCAATTGGTGTGGCGACGACAATCGCGTCGGGAAGAACGGCATTCAGCCATGCGAGAACTGGCTGCGCGAACGTGCCCCCAAGGTCTATATCAGCGGGCCGATGACTGGTCTTCCTGAGTTGAATTTTCCCGCCTTCAACCAAGCGGCCGACATGCTCTACAAAAAGGGCTATCGGGCGGCTAACCCCGCGAAACTCAATCCCGACCCTAACACTCCATGGCATGACTGCATGCGTAGAGATTTGATGGCGCTGGTGACCTGTGATGTGCTCGCTTTGCTACCAGGCTGGGAACGCTCTAAAGGTGCACACCTGGAGCTGCATATCGCCCACCGGATTGGCATGGAGATATGGACAGACTTAAGCGCTGTACCAAAGGAAATTGCATGACTGACACATACGAATTTCTAAAAGCGCAAAAGGACGCAATTCTTGCTAAGCGGGAAGACGATCGCTGGGAGTGGCTAGATGCTGCAACGGCTGACACCCAACTCGCCGCAGCACGGCAGCAAGAGCGCGAGAATGAATGCGCAACCATCGCTGGACACCAATCGGCAATCAACCATTTGAGCGCCTTGTTTGACGAGCAGTACCGTTTGCTTGAAGCGATGGAAGAAGGCTTTGGGCGCGATGGGCATGGCGGTCGGCTTGAAGATGGCGAATCAGAACTGGTTGATCGTGTACGCGCTCACCTAGCCGCATTCCAGCCAACAAATGCAGACATTACCAATTACAAGCAGCGCATAACTGAACTTGATAGCCGCGTCCACATGCTACGCGAAGTGTTGAACTGGGGAATTGAGTACATCGAGGCAATGCCAGATGTATCGTCATATACCGAGGCAAAGAAATGGGCCGTAATTGCCCGCTCGGCCATTGCGGCATCAGGAGGTAATAACAAATGAACCTCACAAAAGAACTGATTGAGCAGTGGGAACAAGGTATTGACCCGCTGCAACTCACAGAAAACAAGTATCAATACATCGCCCAACGCGCAGCAGAGTGGGCATTGCAGCAGCCTGTGAGCATGGAGCCGGTGACTGTATATCGCTGCGAAGGCTGCAAGCATGAATACATGGAACAACCATCAAGCTGCGATTGCATGGAATACAAACCATTCACTCGAATTGACTACTACACACAGTCCCAACTCGCCGCAGCACGGCAGCAAGGTGCGGAGGAAGAACGGGAAGGTCGGCACCCTGATTGGGTGCTTGCTTATGCCAAAACTATTGCAAATTGCCTGTGGTCTGAACACTATTGTGAAGAATCTCCAGAGTGGAAGGTATTGCCGGACTTGGCTGGGGTTTTATCGCAGATTGACAACATGGTGTCTGGATTGAATCAACGCATTGAGGAACTAAATGTCGAAGTCACCAAGGCATGGAATGAAGCAGAAATTTATAGGAAAGGCTGCGCGCACCACCAGCACCGAGTGACATACATCACGGACGAAATTGTTTCGCAGTTCAATCAAGCTCGCAAGGTGTACGGCGAATCTGACATCCATGTGCAAGGTGCATTTGATTACCTGCAAGACTCGTTACACATCCAACTAAACAAAGGGGGATACCCCGCCACAAAGGCGGGTCGTGGAATCATCGTGAGCGACATTGCTGCTATCCGTGCAGCCATTGCGGAGGTGAAGCCATGACCCCGACGATGGAGTTGCGCTTTGTTGAGCGCGAGATTGAAGTGCCAATGGATTGGGATGTAGTTGGCACACCGATTTACAAGATGAAAAAGACTGTGCGCGTCTTGCAGCAGAAGTGGGTGGAGGACTACACCTACCCTGACGAGAGAACTCAGCACTACCGAGAAGAATGGCGCGATGTACCGCTGGTGAAGGAGGAAGCATGACCGCAGAAGATGTACTTCAAGAACTGATGGCTATGCACTACGAATCCACGCACAGCCACAACTACTACCTCCATGCCGTGAAAAGAATCCGCGAAAAGATGAACACGTCACAGCAACCTGCTCTGAATCAGCAGGAAATTGTGCAAGACCCCGCAGAGATTCGCCGGGTGTTTGAGATTGACGAAGCAGACTATCCACCACCCGAGTCAGGGTTTGCCAAACTATGAGTACCCCGCCCATTAGCCTTGAGCGTTACCGCAACTGCGTTAGCGCGTTACATAAAACCTTATCAGATAACCCCGATGGGTTGACGGCGTATGAACTGGAAAAGCTAACGGGATTCCCCCGCAGCACCATACGCTTCGCCCTGCCCGACAACCCGTTGTTCTACGTGGACCGCTGGAAGATTACACGTAAGGTAAATGCCACACAAGTGTGGTGCGCAGCAGAGATCAAACGCTATGACGATTGCCCACGACCAGAGAACATGACATGAACTTCAAAGTTAACACCGACCAGACTGTTGCAGTGGCAACGGACTACTACTGGCAACCGATCAACAAAGACACTCCGCGAGGTGTAAAATTACAGCTACTCGGTATCGGTGGAGTAGCGGTATATGGCGAATGGGACGGCAAGTCCCGCTTCTGGACACACTGGGCACCGCTACCCAAGCGCCCGCAGGAGTGAGCATGCCTTGGAAAATGATTCTAGATTTGATCGGTGATGGTTTGCATTGGAACAAACCAAGACAGGTATTTCTAGATGGTATCGCCGAAGCTGAGAGACTAGGTCGTCAGGATGTAGCTGACCACCTGCGCATCATGCTTGATTTACGCGATACCGTCTGCTTTGACAAGCCTACTGAGCCAAAGCCTTAGCGCGAGCGGCAAAATCAGCTTCCAGATCCGGCCCGGTAATCGGCTCAGCTGACTGACTATCTTGCTCAATATTACCAGCTTCTTGAGTGGTTGGTGAAGGCCATATTGCACCAGTGGTACCGCCTACGACAGCCGCCTCGCGCACTCCAGTCTTGTACGCTTGAGGAACCACCTCAGCAGCGTGTTTCTCAAGTAGCTGCACCACCGCAGCAACCTCATGCGGGTCTTTGGCCATCAGCATCTGAGATAGCTTCTCAGCTGTCTTCTCCGGCATCTGAGTGTTGCGGATAGCGCGAGTGGTCATGCCGGTCAAAGATCCCCAGAAGCCACCAGTCACCGCGTCAGCGATAGCCTCGCCAGCTCCTGGAGCCGCATCAAGACTTTCACGCATCTGTAGACGCTTGCCAGTTTGGCTACCGCCGAGCACCTGATTTGCCTGACTGAATAGTTGGCTCTCACGATCAAGAGCAGACTTGAACAGATTGAACTGAGCAGGGTTATCGAAGAGAGGTTGGAGCTTTGCTTGCATCTCAGGAGAACCAATCACTCGTTGAGCAGCGTTTATATTTGACGCCGGATCCATGATCTTCGAGTACAGATTGCGGACAACCCCGGTACGGAACGCATCCTTCTCAGAGTCGCTCATGTCTTTGACCATCTTGACAACTTGCTCGTGGTCAAGTTTGCCGAAGTCATTCATACCGGTGCGCATAGCGTCAAGTGTTTCCATGTCGCCCGCGTATACTTTGCGCGCTGCCTTATACTTCGGCACATTCTCATCAAGAGCGCCAACGAATTGTTTGCGCAACTCTTTGAGCGCCGTAGCCTCAGCTGACCGACCGCTACTGTACATTGACTCAATCGTTGCGTCGATACCGCGCTTCATGTAGTCAAGAGTTCGGACGTCCGGTAGCGTTTTTAGCTCTGTGGTGATAACATTGGTCTGCGGGTCAACCGACATCTTGTAGATGTCTTGCAGTTGATACTTGGCTGGATCCTCACCGCGCAACTTAGCCGCCATCGCCTCTTTGTTGGCGATATCCTTAGCTTTGTTGAAGAAGCCGGCAAACTCAGGATCTTGCAATACCAGATTGATTCGAGGGTCGTCAACTGACCCATGCGTGTAGGCATCGTCATACAGCGTAGAAGACTTCTTGCGTAGATCCTCAACAAGCTTCTGCTCGTCGTTGTAGAAATTACCGCCGCGACCTAGACTCTTATCCACACGAGCATATGTGCGCTCACGGCTACCGAGCTTCTGAGCATTGAGCACGTCGGACACATTCCGAGCGCCCTTACCGGTACGCTGCGCTACCGCCTCTGCTAGATCAACGAGTGCGGGGCTCGCGTTAGCAACCGTAGACGGGATGCCCGCTGAGCGGTCAAGTAGATACTTGTCCTTCAGTGCTTGAGCGTCCAGACCACCCTCTTCCATCGCTTTGGTCATCTTCTCAGCGGCGCGGTTTGTTACTCGGGCTTCCGTAGGAGCAAGCTTCTCAGCAAGCCATTTGCCACCTGCCCCGGCTGTACGCATGACTACCGGGGCAGCAGCGCCAGTCACTCCACCGATAACAGCACCAGAGCCGGCACCGCTCAGTCGACTACCCTCTTCAGCTGAGCCAGCTCCGCTCACCGCACCTTGAGCAGCGCCCATACCGGCAAGTTTAGCGAGCGCCCCCGCACCGCGAGCCATTGTCGCTGGCGCGGCCCATTGAGCTCCAGGTATCAAAAGAGACCCTGCCATAGGCAAAGCGGCTCCAGCAAACTCAGCAGCCCCGGCTGTCCAAGGATTCTCTTTTGAGAACTGAGCGTACTCACCGCGAACCTTCTTCAGATTGTCTTCGTAGCTACCGTCACCGATCTTAGATTTGAGCCACGCCTCGGCCTCATCACCCCAACCCATCATGAGACCCTGACCGATAGCGGCTCTAGCCGCTCCGGTACCCCAATCAGCTTTCTTCTTACCTGTTACAAGGTCAGAGAGTGATTGATTTGATACTTTATCGCCCATTTACTGCTCCACAGGTGCGGTTTCAGGAGTTGTCTCACGGTACTTACCGGCGTTGATATCAGCGAGTCGCTTGGCGTGTCGCTCTTTAGATGTCTTGAGTGCGGCAAACGCATTGAGAATAATCTCATTACGCTCTTTCACACTCTTTGCACCAATACCCTCAAGATCCAGCAAGATCTTACGCTCGCCTTCCGTCGGGTTACCGCCGAATGATGCGCGAAGCTTATTGACTGCGCTCTTGCTGAGCAAGTTCTCCATCTCACGAGTGGCGACGACTTTCGGGTGATCAGACTGAGTATTTTCAAGTAGCAGACGTTGAGCACGGTCACCGAGTGAGGTGTCGAATGTTTTAGGATTGAGAGCATATGCCTTCTTCAAGTCACCAAGTGCTTGATCACCCTGAGCAAGAATATCTTCAGTCTCGGTCTTCAGCTTCATCTCTCCCGGAGTGAGCTTCTTACCCTCAGCGATCTTGCGCTCCTCTTGCGCTTTGCTCAAAGACCGGCTGTAAGGTTTTTCAGAGCGTTACCCTCTTCAAGCTTCTTCTCGGTATAGGAGTTCACGAAGTCACTATACTCTTTGGTACCTCGCTTCAGACCGGAGTCTACAGCTACTTTGCCTGCCTCAGACTGAGGTTGCTCAGTTTTGTATTTCTCTTTCAATGCTTCAAGAGACATGGTACGCTTGCTGCGCATATCTTCAGCGGTCAACTGACGAAGTCCAGCTTCCTCTTCACGAGCAGCGAGAGCATTTGCCTGAGCGACGGTAAGACCGAGTTTCGCCGCCTCTGCTCGGTTAGCTGCATCAGCCTCTCGTTGAGCCTTATTATGCTGACCAAGCACGCCGCTAGCGTTAGCCATGCTTTCAGTAAATGTACCGGTCTTGGTAGGTGCTCCAAATGCTGCGGCCAGATTGAAGTAGAGCTCTGCTTTGGATGGCCCCGCGCTCTGTTGAGACATCTGCTGCTCAAGCAGCTTGTTGAAACGCTCCTGAGCGTCCGCAGTCCGTTTACGGGATGCTTCATACTCAGTCGCGTATTCCGACGGGGTGCTCATCACCTTCTCATACAGAGCCTGCAACGGATCAACTACAGGAGCTTGAGTAGCTTGAAGAGCTTGCACAGGTTGATCACCAAAGCGAGCAACCCCGCGCTGCAGAGCTCCTGGATCTTGCTCTTGCAACATTGCCAACTGCTCAGGGCTCACTCGAGAGATATCCAGACCCTGATTGCTAGGGATATCGGCGAGGTCTGTGAGTCCCGGTGGCGCATACTTTTGATTGAGCTCGTGTAGACCGCCGTCAGCGTATTTCTGCACAATGCCACCAGATGCAAATCCGCCACGAGTACCTCGATCGCCGCCTCCAGATGCATCCCCGCCGTTACCACCGGTTGCCGCCCCCGCGCCTTCACCTCCTGATCCAAAACCCCCACTGTAACCACCTGAGCGAGAGGATTGATAAGCAGCCGCAGCAGCGGCCTCGGCCTGCTGAGCAGCTTGTTGACGAGCTGCTTCTTGCGCTGCAGCCTGCGCTTGAGCTTGCGCAAGGCGGGCGGTTTCAGCAGCTGATTGAGTAGCCGCAGCCTCAGCTATTAGTCTAGATTGCTCTTGCTGGGCTGCAAGATTACGCGCTTGGATATCAGTAGCTGTCTGACCCATGGTATCAATATTTCCTCTAGGGGCGGTGTTAGCAACACCTAAACCCATTGCAGCTGCATCACGAGGAGCAGAATATCCGAGGTTGCCAGAAAGAGGCCCATAGCCGTTATTTTGCGAAGCGATAGCGTCGCTCAACCCAGTCAATCCCATATTACCGAGCGCCGCTGCTGCCGGCCCAGTATCAACTGGCAAAGTATCCATACGAGCTGCTTGCTCAGGCACATAGAATTGCCCACCCCCGCCCCCGCCGCTAGATGCGGCCTGATCAGGTATAAGAGAATCTTGTACGATTTTTGCCACAATCGGTGAAACAGGCTTACTACGTTTCGGTCGGTATTGAGCACTTTTGAGGGTCTCACCTTTCCACGCTGGTCCGTATTGCCCGACCGTATTCATCCGCTGATTCCAACCGGATTCATACTGTTTGTATGCCTCTTGATCAGCATTGTAATCCTCCAACCCTTGCGCATCACCGGCGTCAACCGGCTTATCTACTCCGAGATATCTAGGAGCTGTGGCGGTTTGCACACCGTAGCGTTGTAGAAGCTTTTGATACTCATTCATTTCGCTTACCCTCAGGGTTACTTGATAGTATTATAAAGCCCGGCACCCGCCGCCAGACCGGTAGCCAATTGAGACAGCGGGGACGCGCTGTAGGTGGCGCCGGTCGTTGTACCCGATTGAGTAGTCGAGGTTGGAGTGATAGGTGCCATACCACGAACCTGTGTGGACAGCCAATCCATCTGCTGCTTCGGATACAGTTGCTCCTGCTGCCACTGCTGATAGGCGGCATTGAGGTCAGCTTGTGTCTGACCCTGCTGAGCCTTACCAGCGGCTTCAAGTGCGGCTGTGTCTGCAGCAGACATTGTCTGACCCTGCTGAGCCATCTGAGCGAGTTGCGCGAGGGCGGATTGTTGACGCGCTTGATCTGCTCCGGCGAGTGAGCCAAGCCCCGCCGCCATCTGACCGTACTGACCGGCTCCGCTAAGTTGACTTTGGATAGCTTGTTGCTGTGCTCCCGATAGAGCCTGTCCACCAGACAAGAGGGCCTGCTGTTGCGCTTGAGTAAGATTTCCGATCTGTCCGGCCATTGTACCGTATTGACCCGCTGCGGCAAGTTGCTGCTGCAAGGCTTGCTGTTGCGCCCCGCTGAGAGCCTGACCGCCGGACATAATAGCCTGTTGCTGGGCTTGAGTAAGATTACCCATCGTTGAGCCCAACCCGGCAAGTCGCGCTTTGTCGGCAGCGCTAGTCGTCAAAGCCTGACCATATCCCGATTGCAGAGCTTGCGCTTGCTGATTGAGAATAGACTCTTGAGTATCTCGAAGTGCGCGCTCACCGAACTCACCCATGCGAGTGCCTCCGAAAGATCCAGCCTTGATGAAGGCATCAGACACATTCGGTAGCAAGTTCTCACTCAGGTTACGCGCACCGAGCTTAGCAATTTGATCCGTGACATTCTGAGTATACGGATTCATGTAGCTGGAGATATCAGATACAGAAGACTGACCGGCTCCCTGCAAATAAGGAGATGCCGCCTGCACTCCGCTAGTTCCCAAAGCCTGCTGAATAAATGGATTGAGCGTTTGCCCAGCTTGGCCAAAGTTCAGAGAGCCTAGAGTCTGCGCCTCATTACCCAGGTATGGTTGAGCAGCGTTGATACCGCTAGTCTGCATCGCTTGCTGCACATACGGACTCAGAGATTGAGTCGGTTGCTGGTAGTTGATGCTACCCAGCGCGCCGGATTGCTGATTGTAGTAAGGTTGCGCAGCGGCCTGACCCCCGGGAGCAGATGCTAGAGATTGCGTACCTTGCGCAGCTTGACCGAGTTGCGGAGCCCACGCTCCTTGATTAGCCTCAACATTTGAGTAAGCCTGTTGTTGCAGAGGGCTAAGTCCGGCAACGGTAGGTAGATCATATGATTGATACGGAGTGTTTGCTAGATTGGTAGCCCACTGGATTTGATTGTAAATCGCATCCTGCATCCACTTGGGAGTCTCAGTAGAGCTGGTCGTGTAAGAGGTGGCGGTCTGCGGATCGCCTTGGAATAGTCCAGCCATTATGCGGCCTCCTTCAAGTAAGATAGCGGTGATTTCGCGTTCGGGCTTATTTTACCCTTCGAGAGAGCTTTACCTTTATGTTGTCGAATTTGAGCACGCATCTCATCCAAGCGACGCGCCCCCTCTTTGGTCGATCCATCACCGAGCATAGCCACAGTCTCAGCGTCAACGACGAATTCACCATCTGATAGGCGAGCATTGATTGTATCATCACGACCGGATCCACCTCCCTCCGCTAGAGCCAGTAGTCCACCTGAGGCCTTCTTCACGTATTGACCTTGAGCGGTGATATTGGGCAAGTTCCGGGCCATATAGCTACCCAGACTCTGACCGCTCGCAGCAGCATCACGCTGCATCTGACCCCAATCCCATGATTGACTAGCTCGATTGAAGTACTCACGCTGCTGCGGAGACATCGAACTCGCCGCTTGCTGCACTTGCTCAGGTGTCTCTGCTTGAGACAGCATTGTGAAGAGTAGCGGAGTTGCTGCGATTGCCTTTGCACTATCAATACCGGTACCGAACATGCCAGCCTCCGGAGTAGATAGAGGAGCATCTATTGAGCTGATCACTTTGGTAGAGTTTGGACCACGACCTACCGGGCCGGATTGAGAGGTCGCCGCATCCACAGTTTCAACGGGCGCTTTACCGCGAGCAGCTAAACCACTAGCCAAACCTGCAAGAGCTCCTCCGGTAATCGCCTCCTTCGGTGAGTAGCCAGCGGTTAGCGCGTTACCAAACGTAGAGCCAGCGCTGCGAAGCCCCTGAGCAATCGCGCCGTCACCCGTTGCGATGTTACCTAGAGCGCCGCCCATCAAAGATCCGGTTACACCCTGCATGGCTCCGGCTCCGAAGCCTTTACCTTGAAGGGCTCCGCCGACTCCACCAACTAGAGCGTTGCCGAGTACACCACTCGCTTTATCACTCAATCCTCCGACTAGATCACCTGCCCAACCGCCGACAGCATTACCGAGTCCGCCGCCGAGAGCGCCACCTAGAGCCGCCTTGCCGATATCACCCCCGGTCAGACCTGCTGCAATACCAGATGCAAGAGCCCCGGTACCGATTGATCCTAACCCGAGGGCGCTACCCATACCGGGAGCTATAAAGTCCAAAGCAACGGGGGCAACGATAGATACGATATCGCTGAACCCGCCGCCTTTGAACTCACGGACACCGGTGTTAGGATTGACTGTACCGGATCCACCCATGCGGCGAAGCACTTCTGCCTCACGAGAATTGATGTGAGCAAGCATCGTATCACCGCCGCGACCGTGCTTGGCCAGTCCTCCGCATGCAAACTGCTCTTGCTCCTCAGGTGGAGCGTTACCAAGTTGCTCCTCAGCATCATAGATAGCTAGAAGCATGATAGTCAGAAATTGAGCATTAAACTCAGGTGGCAAGTCTTTTTCCTGAGCTACTCCCTTCTGAATTGCATGCGCTCTCAGCTGCGGATAGCTGTCCGGATGTTCAAGAGCGTACTCAATCACCTCTGCCATCTGGTCAAGCATCTCAGCGGATACCCCAGATTGAACTAGACGAGCGGTGACTTGATCGGCGGCTTGTTGAAAGCGCGGGTCTTGCTTTGCTTGAGCAAGTAGATCTTGTCGTTCCATGTTACTTACTCCTGTGCCACGGATGCGCGGCGTAGTCCTCGGCCAAGAAGCCGTAAATGCAAAGATCGTCACCTGCGAACGCTTTTCGCATGGTGCCCTCCAGCTTGAATCCTAGATGCTCATCAAACCGACGAGCCTCTTTATTGGTCGCCTTGACCAACCCTGTAACGCGTAGTGCGCCTAGAGTATCAAACGCATAACCGAACACCTCGTTGAACATTCGTATGCTAGCGCGAGGCGTTGCCCAGGTGGCCCCGCTCACCGCTGCGGTATGCATGTCGATGTTTGTCGGTGTGAAATTAGAGAGCACGACCACAAACACAAACTCACCGTGATCGTCTACTGTAGACATCGCTCGGCAGAAACCAACAGGAGCTTTGATACCGAGCACTTCTTTCGCCCAGTTAATCGCATCATCCTCGCGGTCAAACCCGATGTACTTCACGCAAACACCTCACACATACGCTCAGCCCACTTGTCCCAATGCTCAAACTGATACGGATTCGGCATATTCTGACCGATACCTACATTGTTGCAGAACTGAACTCCCCAATCCTGCCAATTATCATCGGTTATTTTACCTACAACTCCGTAAATACCTAAGTCAAGTGCGACTGAGTCAGCCCAGTCTTGCAAAGAGATACCGATCGGTCTCGCTATCATCCCAACACCGTCTTGTCTGTCTTTGGACCGTCTTCCAGATGACCCATGATCTGACCCATCTGATAGTCACCACCAACGGTGTTTGAGCGGAACTTCACACGCAACTCACGCCGCTGCTCTTTCAATACGACAATCTGCTCATACGGTTGAGTAGCTGTGTCCGGGAATGTGACCTCTGTGCTATACACCTCCGGAGCGCGAGCATTAGCCCGCCCGGTAATCTGCACTGACATATCTCCAGACTGTATGAAGTCAGGCTCAATCGCGCTGATTCGCAGATAGGAGCTGACACCCTTAGTCACCATAGATGAGATGTCGCAAGTCTCAAAGTAAGAGTCAATCGGGTTGATCGTTGCTCCATCAATCTCATCAGTACCCTGCTCATGAATCCACACTTTGTACCCTGAGGAGGTAGAGACGGTGCCGGTGAGGATAGGAGCAGCGAAAGTGTTTGAGTAAGTGCCGGCTGAGCGACCGGAGTTCGGCAACTCTGTGTCATACCATGAGTTCTCACGCACGTTGTAAATTACAGCATGTGTGCACTCAGTTGCAGATCCGCGAGGGTAGCACCACCAAATCTCACCGTAGCGAGGCACCTTGAACGCAAATACCTTGGCTCGCTGGTTCTTATTCAGACCATCATAGAACCAGTTCGTCGACATCGTGTTCGGTATCTCACGAACCACGCCGTTGAACATCAAGAAGCGGTCAACACCTGCCCAGTAGAACACGCCATCATAGTCAACGACAGAGTCAGCTGAGATGATTGAGCTATCTGATGCGAGGGTGTCGAACTGAAACACGGTTGCGCCGCCGGTGAACGACATGCGAATCACAGCGTCATATGCCCAAAAGATACCTGCGGGTGCCGAACCTGCGCCAGCTCTCAGCGGGAGACCCTTGATGATCTTCTGACCCCAAACTCGGGCAATGCCTGATCCGGCAGCGGACAAATCGCTCGGTTTGCCCGATACAGACCAGCCGATGATACCAGCTGTACCGTAGTACACAAGGTATGGATGTAGAGCAACGATGCCGCCGGTCGCGTTCGCACCTGCTGGAATCGTCACAGCGGTCAGTGCAGAGGTAGCAGTCAGGTCACCGACAAAGATCTGCCCGCCAGCATCATTGTTGATGTATGTGCCGTTCGGAGCAACGTGGGCGACAAGAGTATTCGCCGTTGTAGACGAATCATACATCGTCTCAAACATCCACTTGTTGTCAGATGACACAGTCAATCCGGCCGGGGTGCGGGCGCTCATCACTGAGCTATTCATACCTGTATCAAGCGTGAATCGCTCAAGAGTAGACGTGCCGCCGGAGTGGCAGTAGTTGAGTCCGTTCTGACTGTAGTTTGTGAATCCTTTAGATTCTTGAGTCAGGAACTTTGATACCGAGCGAAAACCGCCGATCTTGCGAGGCAGGCCACGCTGAAAGCGAACCCATTGCCCGTCGGTATAGTAATCACCGTCAAACTTCGTCCCATCCCGCTTGATACCAGGATTGGCTTTGATCGGTATCGTGGTTACCGGCATTAGAATGTACCACCTTGTACTACTCCAGCCGGGGCAATGCCAAGAGCAGTCCAAGCGGCTGCTTGACTCGCAGCGGTAAAGAGAGCATCACCGACAGAGGTTGATCCTAGATTCGTACGTGCTCCAGAAGCTGTAGTTGCTCCGGTGCCACCCTGAATCACCGTAACCGGGATAGACACACCGGCGGTATCACCGTCAACCACGTTGGTGCCGTCACAGTATAGAATGGCTCGCTCGCCGCTTGCAAGAGTCACTCCAGTACCTAGAGCAGTCTTGATAGTGAATGTGTAAGCGCCGGTCGTTGAGTTGTCTACCCAATACTGCTGAATCGTTGCGGGCACAACTACAGTGCGATTACCAGTCAGTACACCTGTGAACTTGTAGACGATACGATTGAGTTCAGTGCTACTGAGAGTGTAAGTGCCGGTACCAGCCACCGCGATGGATGTGTAGTCAAAGGCAAAAGTTGCCGATTGACCAAAACCGATCGTGAAGTAGTTGAGGCCGTCTGTAGCGATGATGGACGACTCGCCCGGTTGGTAGGACTTCGTCGACGACCCGTCAATCAGAACTGTTCCGGCCGGATCAACCGTCAAAGCCCCTGTGCCTCCGTTACGCACGTACATGAACCAGTTATTCGACACAGATGCGGCATCAGGTAGTGTTAGCGTACCCGCCGCGCCGGACCACACATACATCTTGGCGCGATCATTCACACCTGCCGAGTAGCTACTGTTGAAGTCGCTGACTGGTACAGACTGAGAAAGTAGGGTTCCGACTGCGACGATGCCGGTGCCGGCGAGGGCGGATGCATTGGCCTGAGAGACTGATGCGCCGTACTGAAACGACTTCCAAGTGCCAGCTGTGGTAGAGTTGTCACTCAGGTAGATCTGCCATGCGGTACCGGTAGCGACTGACACAACCTGCACGCCAGATGTATCTTTGACTACAAAGGTATTCGCACCGACGTTGTTGAATAGGATAGTCTCACCCGTACCGGCTCCAGTAGCCGCCGGGAGTGTTATAGACAAGCTACCTGCAGTTGCCGAAACGTCAATGATACGTGTCGCAAGGTTAGCTGACGCGGAGGTCTCCTCAGGCCAGTTCAGAGTGATATTTGCGCTGAGCGTGACCGCGCTGTAACTTACCTCGCTCGGGTAAATATTTGCCCCGCCGAACACATCCGTATACACGGTCATACTTCACTCCTTGCTGCGGCTCGGTCTAGGATCTTACCTAGATCTTCACCATTGAGCGCTTGGGCTGCGCGGTCATAAGACGACTGCCACACTCCAATACGCTCATCATTCTTCAAAAACGGGGTTGCCTCAAGCAGTGCGGCGTACAGCAAGACGTTTGGTGCATACTCAGTGAGCCAGTTTGTCTGATAGCTATCGTCAAGCAACTGCGGCAATTCGTAGTAAGCGATCTCGAGAGTGGCTGCTGCATTGGGGGTGGGCACAATCAACCAATGATTGTAGTTGTAATCGGCGTAGAACTGCGGAGCCGCTTGCGTCGCCTCATTCGGCCAATACGACCGGCAGTACTCATATGACCGTGCGAACAACGGCGTGCCGGATGCGATCATACTTACAGTATCACGCCAGCGATCAGGCTTCTGATAAACTGCAGTGCCGGCAACAATATTCGTTTGCACATTACGCAGGAAGCCTTGAATCTTCAGCTCGCGAGCAATACGGCGCTCAGCAAGATTGATCAACCGAGGTAGCTGATCGTAGACGATTGGGTCACTCGCCGAGGTGAATCCGCGCTCAAGATAGCGACGCAGGTCCTCTTGCAGAGATGAGAAAGTCATTACATAAGCCACACGAACTCCTAGGATTTATACCTGACGCTGGTGCAGCGGCGACTAGATAGTGAAATTATAGGCGCAAACGCAGGATTGACAAACTCTACTTCACCGGTACGGAGTTCGCCAGCATCGCGTTCTTCGATCCGCTGCTGAAGGTCGTTGACACATAGAATGCAACACACGCACCCCAGACGGCGGAGAGTTGGCCTACCATCACCAGAACAATCTGGTTATCATTGAGCTTTGGCATCACCAGCAGCGCGATCAGGGTGCCGAAGAATCCAAGTGTGACCATAATCGTCAGGGTGGCCGGCATCTTGGAGTGAACAGCGACCTGCGTTGCGCGTGCATCGATACGGTCCTTAGCCACGAGTTCCTCTTTCTTGAACTCCAGGTCGGCGTACTTGTAGCCCATGTCGCTTTCGTGAGTCTTGAACTCAAGCTCCAACTGCTTGATCTTCACCATGTCTTCGGGCTTTATCTGGCCGTCAGCGAATGCCTTGGCAATGCTCTCCTGCGTTGGCTCGGACATGCCCAGCACTGACCCCAGTGCCGACACGGCTGCGCCCGCCAGGGGGCCGCCCAGCGCGGCTGCGACGGTGGGCGCCAGGCTTGCAACGGTCTTCAGAAAATCATTCATAGTTCACCCCATCCTGTATCAATCAACGGTTCTTCGAGTAGCGCCTGCCACATGATCATCACGGCTGAGCGCATTCCGTGCGCTTCCTGAACTCGACCCTTGGCGATGTAGCGCTCGATCTTGTCCATCGCCATTGCGAAGCCGACGCTCTCGGAATGCGTCAGGTGCGGGGCGAATGGGTCAACGGTTTCGTAGATGTCTGTCATGGGCACCCAGGCGACATGTCATTGCCGCCGTAGACCACGCGCTCGTAACGATCTTTGCAGTAGTCAGCAGCGCATGATTTACCTGCATCAGGTATCCAAGCCATATTCCAGACAGCATCTCGGCCTCCGCACGCCAAAGGAATTGTGTGGTCGATTGCCCATCCAGGGCACGGCCCCGAGTGCTTGCCGGTGGATGGGCAGGCCCACATCTTCTTGAAAGCGTTGATCACCTTCGTGGAGCGGTGGATGCTGCCATCAGGGTCGCGCACAACTTCCCCGGCGTAGCGATAGTCAACAATCGGGTCCAGCACCTGCGCCCGAGCCACACTCACGATCACCGCAATCCACACAAGGGCCACGGCGACCAAAACAATCTTAGTTAGCTTGTCCATCAAACATCTCCACTGCTGTAGGTAATCGTGACCTTTTCACCGCGTCGGATGGCATCCCGAATTTTGGGGAAAAGCCGGTTGAATGCGGCTCGGGAATTGAGTACAGAGTTGCCGGTGTGCTGTGTTCCGACGAGCAGGCATCCTTCTGTGTTGGCGGCTGTATTTCCTGGGTGAATACGTATCCCCTCAAAATTAGGAACACCGACAAGCAAAGGTAGATCAACGCCAAAACGCTGACTGCGTGTAATAACAACGTCGTACTGTCCATAGGGAATTGCCGTTTCTCCGGGTATCTTTTGACCATCAGGACGCACTACGTCCTCTAGCGTCCAGCACTCATGCTCACCATCGACCATGAGTTCGCCGATGGTGCAGGTAGCGCCGCACATGAATCTGATTACTTGGAGTTTCATGGCTTGTCAGCCTTCGCGTTAATTGCGTGAAGTAGCTCAATGTGCCGCTTGTAGGAGTCCTCTCGGTGATCAGCCATTACCTTGCTGAATTCCTTGCGGTCTAGCTCCGCATTGGCAAACAGCTTCTCGATATGCTCTGCCAGCTTGTCGCTTCTGCGCCTCTGGTCGCCCTTCACTTCACTGATCTGGCTATCGACGTACTCCATGATTTTGTCGTTCAGAGTGGAGTGACCCGTGTGGGTTGAGTCGCTTAACTTCTCATGATTGGTACGCAACATATCGTGCTCTTTCTCGTTGTGCTTCCAAGCCCACGCAAGTAGCGCAAGAGCAGGTGCCCAGAGGAAGTCTTTTATGAAGTCCAGAAGGTTGAAGTCGGGTGGTGTCATGGGATCAATAGGAGATTGTTGATAGCAGCGCCACAAGTAAGCACGTTTGCAATGCCAGTAGCGACAGGATCATTTACCTTGTGAATCAGCCACACCACAGCCGCAGAGAATGCGATAAGGGGTAAGTAGCCGTGACTTATCAAACCCGCCATCAAGGGGTTTGCTTCCGTCGCGCCTGCTATGTTTTCCAGCAAGTAAATGGTGGTGGCAACGTCTGCTGCCTTGCAGACAGTGAATGTGTCTGGAGATGTAATCACTTCCTCAACATCCACCACTGCTAAGGACATGATCACTGCGATGATCAGGGCTAGGCGTTTCATAGTCCTGCTGCGGCTAGGCGTGCTGTCAGGGATTCGATCTGCGCTTGCTGCTCTTGGATGCACTTCATCAACGCGTACTGCAAGTCAGTCTGATAGATTGCCTTGAGCGGTACACCATCAGCAGGAGTCTCACCAAACCCAGAGTTGTCCACAAGCTCAGGACATACCGCTTCAACCTCTTGAGCGATAGCACCAAGATTCAACTGTGAGTCAGTCTGGTCTTTGTAGAGGAACGTGCGAACAGGAATGGCGCAGATGCGATTTAGGTAGCTAGGTGCGTCCTGAATATCTGTCTTTGTGCGAGCATCCGAGAGGTTGACGTTGTTGGCAGAGAAGTTTGCAAGGCCACCGTTGGAGCGGATGGATGCCCGAGTAGTTGCAAACCCGCCATCAGTGCATTGCAGAAACTCGTTACCTGTTCCGTTTGGCGCTCCTGTGTAGTTGATCAGGATTCCGTTTGTGTTTACACCAGACGTGCCAGCCGCTTCAAAAACCACACGTTCATTGGCTAGACGTGCTGTGCGCCCCACCAGCAAATTGCCGCTGGCATCCAGCGTCATCGCCTGCGTGAACGTGATTGCGTTGCCTGCGGTGCCGGAGGGTGCGTTGTACCAAGCGTGGGCACCGGAAAAAGGCTGGTACATGGTTGAACCAGCAGTGCCGTAGTACCTAAAGTTTGTACCGTCGTAGTATGCGTTTTGCAGCACACCTCGCTTGCTGTACCCAAAACTTGTAGCTGCCGTTGTTCCAAGTTGAATTGCTGAACCAGTTTCCCACGCACTCGGCGTAACACCTAGGCCGAGGTTGCCGCTGGTGTCGAGAGTGGCTCTTACCGTCCCATTAGTTACTACTTGAAGCGGTGTATTTGAGAACGTGCCAACAAGACCAGCGTAGGAAGAGCTACCAGACGCGAGAGTTCCTGCTGTAGAGTTTTCAGTACCAATCAGCGTCTGACCACCGGAATTAACAGCCTGCAAATATGTTTGGCTTGTCGTTCCAGTACTACTGGTGATTGCTCCGCTGCTAGACAGTGCGCCCGTTACGGATAGGCCGGTGGAGGAGAAGGTGCCGATAGTTGAACCGTTTACACCAACAACGCAGGAAGCGCCAGAAGCGGCGTTGATGTACAGGTTGTCCGAGTTGTCTCCAACAATACCGGACTGACTTCCAACAGCGCCTTTGTAAACACTGTTTCTATAAAACCTAACCTGTGGGCCGTAACCACTTGCAGAGCTTCCATTTGCCAGCACTATGTCTTGCTGTGCAGAAGTCCCGCCAAGACCTACAGTTGCCGTGCCAGTGCTAGAAAGTGTGCCAGTTACGGATAGGCCGGTGGCGGTAAATCGTCCTACTTCACCAGTAGCCAATCCATTTGTATAAAACGCGATAGAGCCACCAGACGCGCATGAGATTTGCCCAAGGCCAGTGCTTCGCAGATAGATTCCGGTGTTGTTGGCTGGCGTTGATTGGTCACCAGTTTGCAGCGCACTAGAAAGCGAGCCAGTGTGGTTTACCGCAGCGGATGTACTCGCACTCAGCGTAGTAAACGCACCTGTGCTGGGGGTGGTGTTTCCGATAGGCGGAGGAGCAGACAGATTTGTTGCTGCCGAGCTAGCGAGCAGCTTAACTGTGCCGGCTGAGTTCTTGAAGTAGAGTTTCTCGTCAAGAGTGTTGATTGCCAACTCACCGGCCAGCAGGTTGCCAGACGTGGGGGCAGCGGAGGCAGTTGTGCTGTAGTACAGCTGAATGGGGGTGTATCCAGTTTGGGACATATCGTTCTCAATCTAAAGCGAATAAGTGAGCATCACCGCTCACAGTGAGAGCAGGAACAGTTGAGGATGAGCCAGTTGATACAGTGTCATCCGGTCGCACAAACGGTAGCACTACTTGATCTTCAGCGCGAGGGGCAAGGCGGTACGGGTCATACTGATCAGTATCCTCATCACAGACCATCAAATTTGGTAAATTAGGGTCAGGATGTAGCTCAGCCAGACGAAACTTACGAGAGCATCGGGCGCATATTCCCAACCCATAGGTAGATTCTCCAGAAGGATCAATGAAGCGGCTCATCGCGTGTAAGGGCCGATCAGCGGCTGGAAGAATGTCGGAGCGCCTGAGTTGTCACCGGACAGCGCGGCTGACATGGCGATTGCGGCTTTGTTCTCAAGCATCGGCAAAATGTTTACATCCACGGCCGGAGTCTCAAGAGCAACGCGAGCGGCTAGGCCGGATATGATCGCCTCTAGCCAACGCTGAGGCACCTCAATCTCTTGAGCTAAAGTGCCGACGTCCATGATATGGCGTGAGCGCCAAACGATCAGCTGCATGCGCTCGGCCGCAGCGTTCGGAGCAGGCCATACATTCATCACAGGATTGACTCGGTTACGCTGATACCAGTAAGTGAGAGGGCGACCTCCAAATACCTTGTTGCTCTGCGCTACGTACGTATCGCGATTGAGTGAGCCCATTGGGATTTCCTGAGGCAACGCCCCTAGGTAGATGTCCGAATAGCTGATGGTGGAGACGGAGGTAATACGGAAATAACGATGAGCGGTAGCTGGGATTACATCCGTCCAAGTCCAATTACCTGACGCTGCGGTAGTGGATTGAGTGCCTACTGTAGTCCATGAGATATTGTCATCAGACACTTCAAAAGTCAACGCAACGGAAGCCGCAGACCATTTGATACCTACCGTATTGACAGTATTTGCGCTTGTTAAGTCAATCGTGTAGCTTGTCGCTGTGACTGTCTCAGCACCTGTCAGTTGTTGCAAGATACGTAAATTGGCATTGAGTACCTCAACAGTACCTACGTCTAGCGTTATTGCGGGCTGACCTTCGTAGAATGGATAGATCTGTCGCTCAACGCACCAAGAAGGAGTCTTGACTGAGGCAAGTTCCGACAAGAATAGATAGAGGGCGTCTTTGGCGTAGTCATGCATCTCAGACGTGATAGCCTGAGCGTTCAGACGGCAGCGACGAAACGCATGGTCAATGACCTTGAGCGTGTTAAAACTCGTCGTACTAATTGTGCCTGAAACCGCCATTGTCACTCCAAACTGGATTTTGCAATTCAGTCGGCTGTATCAGCAGACACTTTGATTCGTCAAATTATAACCCATGTCCTACTAGGGGACAAATTACAACAGGATGGATAACTTGCTACCGATCGGTTTGACTAGACGACCGGTCTCAAGCTCCAGCCGAATACCGTCAACATAGGTTCCTGTGTACTCAACTCCAGTTGGCCCATACGTAACGCCAAGCAACACTTGCGACGGATCCGGCCAAACTGCTGTTCCTGAGATTGTGCCTACCTGAGTCGCTAGCAGCGTGATTTGCTCTCCGATGGAGGTGACCATCACCTGACTTGCGCCTAGCGCATCAGCTAGGGCGATAGCCTCAGCCAGCGTGTTGACCATCAGCACAGATACTTGGTAGTCATCCGTGAGGGCTACTGATTCGGTCAACGACTCATTGAATACGGTCGTTGATATTACTTCATCAGTGAGAGCTACCGATTCCGTAAGCGATGCGGGGATCACCAACTCAGCAGTTAGCGAGTCGGCTACTGCCGTTGGCTCCGATAGAGCATTGGCGTAAACACCGGCCGCGATGTACTGATCGGCAAGCGCGAGTGACTCAGCGATAGATTCGTTGTATGTGGTACCACCGCTGATCACAGTCGCGGTGTAATCATCAAGCAGCGATTGAGTCTCAGATAGTGAGACTACGTAAGTTGCCGCAGGGCTGTTAGAGTCCGCCGGAGTGACCGCCTCGCTAAGATTGTTTGCGAAAGTCGCGGCGGACGAATAAGAATCCTGAGTAGCTAGCGTTTCGCTTAGAGCGTTAGCTGCTGTGAGCGCGGACGCGTACGAGTCGCTTGTTGCAATGGACTCGGTTAGCGACTCATTGTATGTAGTACCCCCTGCGTCAATCTGAAACGCATTTTGCTGAAACGCGCCCGATTGAAACGCAGTGGTCACGTTACACCTTTACAAGCGTTGCGTGAAGGTCTTGAGCGGCCTCTTTGTAATTGGCCAGCGCGTACTGAACGTACTCCTGCGGGCGAGCTCCGAGCTCGGGTGCGAAGCTGTAACCCCAGGTAGCCTGGAAATCGCAGGAGTAGCCATCCTTGTTCCACTTGCTATCAGTGTGCGGAGCTTGCTCCGTGCGCCACGCTTTCGACAGGTAGTAGAAGCTCATCTCAGCCACCGGCGGCCATTGATGCGTCGGGTCACCGTAAGCGCGATTCGACGCCCAGTGGGGAGTGATGATCGTTGCCTTGGCTCCGGGTTTCATCACTCGGTGTAGCTCATTGTAGAAGTGCACACGCTCGTTGGCTGTCAGGTGCTCAACGAAGTGGCTAGAGTGCGCCTCCTCGATAGAGTCATCCTCAAATGGCCACTTAGCCGTGCCGATCTTCATCACGGTATCAACGCCATCCATCTTGTACTGATCAACGCCGTGGAAGCCTTCGCGCTTATTCTTGCCGCAGCCGATGTCGAGCTTGGTGGGGGTGGGTTTCTTCTTTGTTACCATGTGTTCACCAGATGAAGTCAGCGGGACCGAACTTACCTTCGTAGTCGTAATGGCCCACCTTGACGCTGCAATCCACGGCGCAGCGGTAGCCGTATTTCCGAGCCTCACTCCAGAATGCCAAGTCCTGAGTGCCGACGCCCTCTTCCTTACTCGCCTTGGTGCGGAACCAAGGTCGGGCGATACGCTCGTCTTTGAACATATCCATCCGCCAAACGGCAGCGCCCATTCCCGTGCCATAGCACTCAACAAGACCGCCATTCACATCTGGTAACTGCGGGCGGTAGTTGACTACCGGGTCTTTCGGATCTCCCCATATCTGCGCGCATCCACCATAACCTTTCGTATAGTAGAGGCCGGAGATACATGCGTACTCAGGGTGCGCTTCCATCCGAGAAAGCAACTTGACTACCACATCCGGTGGGCAGATGTTGTCATGCTCAAGGGTGAACACATACTTGAACTTGGCCAACTCAGGATTGTCAAGCACTCCGGCAAGACATGAGCTAAACGCTTCACCCACCTCCATACCGAGGGCGAATAAGCGAAGGAACTTGCCGTTTGGAGGAGTAAAAATCTGCAACCAGTTAGCGACCACCTTAGTGGGGATAGTTCCGAAGGCCGGCACAATCTGCACGCACGACAAATCCTTGTAGGCCGCATCTTTCTTGAGCCTGGATACGGTCTGAGTCAGGTCTGCGTTGTGCATACCTCCTGCATAACTGCTGATAATTTGCGGCTGCATCAGATCAGGTACTCGATGTCTGCTTGGGTTAATGTGATAGCTGCATGCCCGTAGTCAGCAAGCTGTTTGTTTACAGCATCAACAAATACGCTTTCAATTTGTTGCCGAGCCGGAATGTCCGATACAGGATCGAAATGGATGTCTCGCACTGCGAAAATTGAGCAACCTGCGTTCGGCATTGTCAGCACACCATTAGCTGACATGCTGCCGTATGCTTCTGGTGTAAATCCTGTTACTAGGTACTTAGCCACGATCAAACTCCATCATTAAATTGTAGGTACATGCGGTTCTGCGACACAGCGTTGGTCAGTTGCGACCAGTGGGCAGTAGCAGGTAGTGCTGTTGAAGTTGTATTCAACACACCTTGGTTGAAGTCACCCACATAGGTGGAGTTAGACGCAAGCAACGTGCTGCCGTAAATCTTGCCAACCGTCAGGTTATTGATTACAGATTGCTCCCAGAATCCTACACGCAGCGCGTTGGTTGTTCCGCTGGATGACATACGCTGTGCGAACCAATACTCTTGTCCGGCAGACAGCGTGTTGGTGAACGGCATGTAGATATGCTTGAATCCTGTAAGCAGTGTCAAAG